GGATCATTAATGAATAACGGAGCTTTGAATCGCGTTTTCAAAAATGCTGTACGAAAAGTCTTGAGCATAGCATTGTCCACTTTGGTATACACTGCTGCATAGTTTTTCCACTTAGTTTGTTCCGCAGTATCAATACCTGCACAAACTGTACCGGTTGAAGCATTCTGATAACGAATAGTCCCGGCATTAAAACCAGCAGTTGTTGCATCTGCATCCAGACAATTAAGGTAGTAAGGAACACCATAGGGATACAAATCATCAGTTGAACTTGTCGGGGTTTTCCAAAAACGCTTCTCGATCAAGTCAGCAAGACTCCATAAACCATCAATTCGTCTGGTTTCAAGTAAACGAATGAAACCCTTAGCAGAGTTTTTATTACGCAAGATCTCCAACTTGTCCCATGAATAATGTGTGCCGATCTGAGTCCAGGGGACATCAATCTCAACCATCACATCCGACACGGCAGGATCATCTGTATCGAAGAGTCTGCGGTACCGAGCATTACCGGTGGGATCAAACATCACTTTACGTTTGATGGATGTTCCACCATCAATTTCCATGCGGTCACGTTGATAGATACGACAAGCCTCGTAATCCTGGTTTGTCCATGTAACCTCAAAATACTGTTCTGGTAGATCAGGTAGAGTCGTCTCTATAAGATCGACCAAGTCTGCATTTTTAACTCCCATATTTTCTCCTTTTAGTTATTGCCAAATACTTTGGCCAATTTTTGCTCAACTTTGGAAACCAATTCTTTCCTATTTTTTGGTTTACCTTGTGATTCATCACCAGGTGATCGTTTACTTTCGGAAGGTCTGAGTGTCATACTTTTCTTACGTTTGGTAGCAGTAGCTTTAAGATTGTCACGTATGACTTGTTCCCGAATAGGTTCCGTCACCACAAAATGAGCTTTCTCAAGAGCTTGTTCCACATTCAGATCAATGCCACGCATCCTATGACCAGACATTATCATTTCGGCCTCATCTAAGACAGCTAATCTATTGTTTTGCTGTCCAAAAGATAAATCTTCAACAGACTGACCAAGACCGAGTTTGCCGTAAAATTCAACATAGGGTGTCATTACACCAGCACTAAAGAAATTATTCACTCGCTGATCTGTGGAGGCATTAGCTGCAGCATTAGCCCTTGCCGTAGCAGTTTGATACTGATCTTGTCCTTGTTGTTGTTGAACTTTGGGTTTAGTATTAGCCATCTTAGCAGTATCTTCGAGCAATTTAGCGACACCATCGATCAAAGGATCATCAGCATATTCTTTCTTGAGCTTATCGATCATTGGTTTTACATCAATATCTGTCGTCTCAACAGTTGCCTCAGTATCAGTTCTATTTTGCTCCTGCAATTCCTGATCGCGCCTCGCACGCCCAAGAGCCGACCACTCCCTCGAAGCATTATTCACATCCAAATATAGACTTTCAAGTGTGGTCTTAGCTAACTCTGGATTACTCTCAATTAGCTCATCAATTACTTCCTGCTTCCATCCCCGATGTATAGCTGCACGTATATACGCATCAGGAACAGAAACTTTCTCATCACCAGATTCCTTGGCATCATCCTTGTCCGGGGTAGAATCGTCTGAATCATTAGAATCATCTGTCTGATCGTCATCCTTGACCTCATCATCGTCCGTAACATCAGAGGTAGAATCTCCAGGATCTTCATCCGAAACTGCCGGTTCATCCTTTTTCTTTGTGATAGCATTTAGATTATCCAACCGTGCCTGTACTGAACTAACAAGTTCTGGATTATCTACAGTTGCAGTTGAATCAAATTCCTTTGAACTATCTGTCTGCTCTTCACTTTTTTCTTTCATAACTTCACGCATATTATTGTCCTTTCTATTAGCTGCCTCCGTGTTAACCTACAACGAGTCGGTTAACATAGAGGGGTAGGTAATAATCAGGCAATCCTCTTTCCTCTTGGTTTAGTTTTCTGACGTTCTTTTCTAAAACCAGTCTTTTTCAAATATTTATCATGTGTCTGAAAATTGTCAAACACAGGACGACATTCTTTATCAAGTTTAACATTAGGAAATGTCCGTTCATGCTCTGCTCTCTGCGATGGACTTATAGCTAATGCGTCAGAATGTATTGGTTTTTTATAATCACCACCAGATACAAAAGGTAAATCGACCTGAAGATTGCGATTCATCTTTACATTGCAACAAGTACATCGCCAAGGCTTTCCAGCATCAGCCATTGGTCGAACTACCTCTTCCTGTTTCCCACACTTTGGACAATCAAAAGTATATCTTGGAATGATTTCACCTATAAATTTTCTTTAACTTTTTGCCAACCATTTTCTCAAGTGCTTTCCTATCACTTGCTGACAAACCCCTAAGTTGTTTTCTTTCCCGTGCAGTCATTGCTGATTCATACATCTGGGGATATTTACGTTTCAATCTGGCAACAATTTTTTCTTTTTCCCTGAGTGTTGGCCTAACTATTTTTTTACGAGCCATATTATACTCCTGATTCTGAAGTTCGGGCACTTTGACCTTCGTTAGCCCCTAATTGTTCTGTTTGTTTCCTCTCCTGAAATGGAGTCTGTACTTTAGTCTGTTGTGGCACACCTCTGGTGCCACCTACTTGCATAGGTTGGGCTTTACCTGCTGGTTGTGGACCCATTGCCATCATTAGTTTAATACGTTCCATATGTTTAGGATCTACAAACCAATCTTGCACTTCCTCAAGAATACCCTGTTCATCTGCAATATCAGTAAGAGCAGTTTCCACGTTGAATTCTCGACCCATTTGCATTGCCACCATTGCGGCGTTCATAATACTTGGCAAAAGATTAGTACCAAACTCAACTATTCGTTTGGTCTTAACAGCAGGATCAAGTCGTGACATCGATCTGGCTTTAATCCTGAATGTATAATCAAGAAAGTCTCCCTGTTTCTGTTCTTCTGTAAGTGTTAATTGAGAATATTTACCACCAGGTTCACGTTTAGCAAGCAATATATTCACAAACGGATCTGTGTGTAAATACCATGCCATCTTTTCGTTCACTGTAGCAGAAGCATCATAAACCATAGAACGAGCATCTTCAATCGTTATAGTTGCATTAGTTTGTAATATACTCGCTTGTGTAGCAGTTTCAGCCTCAGAAGCCAATCCAGCTATTTGATCAGGATTGCCGGACATATAATTATGCCAAACTTGTAAAATGCTTAAAAATGCTTCACTCTTTGAGTTTTGGCCACCGAAGGTTACTACTTTAACTGTATCGGGATTACCGGCTACAATCTCACCGTCCTCTGCTGTTCTCATATCTTCGGCTTCATCAGCACCGGCAGGATCATAAACAGCAATATCCTTTTGGCGATCAGCTTGATTCATAGTTTTAGTCATCATCCGGTTAGCCATTTTATGCAGATCATAGTGGACACTCACTGGTGCTATTGGAAATGGATTGCCCGGTACTGGTTGTGTAAGAGCCATTATAGTATGCGGTCCTTCTTTTGGACCATAGTATTCACGTGCAGCAAGATAATCATCAAAAATTATTTGTTCGGGATCTGGGATAGTAATTAATGCCTCAGCACCAGGAACAAATAATTCCACAACATCCACAAAATCTTGAAGTTCGTGCATCTCCGAGTCACTGAAATTTTTTCTTGAAAGAGCTTGTACTTTTTTCTTAGCATCTAAATGATATGATCTCGGTAATTTCATAACAAGATCATGATTAAATTCATCATCGTCAAGTAATATTTGTCGTGGAACTCGATTTCTGTCTCCGAGAAAAGCCGCTTTACGATAATCTTTGCAAGACGGATCGAATACGAAATCATCAAAATCTACCAGATCAGTATAAACTTGACCTTCATCGATCAAAATATCACCAAAGTTTAGCATCTTACCGCCAGTGGCCAATCCTGTTTTGAAAATAGCCATCATGAAGAAAGCATCTACGATAGCAGCACGTAAAGTGTCTTTGAGTTTTATTCTTCTATCTATATAATCTAATCCTAAACCAAGAAGATAAGCATATTCTTTATATGGAATAATTTCCGTTTCAACTTTATTAACACCACTTTTCATAATTATATTCGGAACCATAGCTCGTATGGTGTTAAAAATAAGATTAATCGGTTCATCACCAGTCAATCCATATTCATTGGCATAATATCTACCAACATACTCACGCACATACATTGCCCTGGCCTTACGATGTCTCCGACCTCGCTCAAATCCTTGTTTGACAGCTAATGCAAATTTTCTTGGTAAAATTAACTCAGGCATTGGTTAACTCCTGAAATCATACGAACCTTGCCAGCTTTTAGCTTTTTTTCTACGTTTCTGCCTCAACGCTTCCCTGCGACCGGCTACCGTTCTCATATCTCTACTTTTTTCACTTAATTTAACTTTCATAGTCTTGAAAGGTTTATCTTCAAGAGTCAAAGCATCTGCTATTGGCCTATCGCCATGTGTTTTCTTAGCGGCACTACTTTCTTCCACCAAACAAGCAGGGCCAACACTACCATCATCGAAGTAAATGTAAGATTTAGCTTCTTCAAGTGCTAACACAGAGTGGTTAATGTAACCGCCGTGAGCCAACATTCTATCATATAAATTGAGCAGATCCCATTTTGACTTAGAATTAGAATGCCAGCCATATTTCTTGGTTTTTTTATCTCTGATAAGGCCGACTTTAATATCACGATAATAATATTTATAATGAAATATTTTAACAATTAGTTTACCAAAATCAAAACCAGGATCTCCATTCATCTCCCATTTTATAAACGGTAATCCTTTTCTGCCGCCAACCCAAACGCATAAAGCCATTGCTATTCGAGCCATTTCGTAAGGTGGGGTATTAGCATCGGCCCACTCACCTACTTTTTCACCAGTTTGTCTATTTTTAATCGAGGCTACTGAATTGGACGCACCTTGGCCTTTGCTCAGATCGAAACCAATTACATAATCGTAATGCTGATCTAATCTTCCGTTTACCAAATTTACCCATATTTTCAAACTACCTTTGACCTTACGCTTGATGTCTACTTTTCCTGTTTCTTTCTTTTTCAGAATTACAGGTATATGATCATTGGCAACACCAGTTTTGAAATTAATATCCCAACATGATTTAGGTGGACGACCGAAAAGAGCTATATGTTTCTCAATATTAGACACAGTGAAGAATGTCGAACCAGCTTCAAGATCATTAGCATCAATTTCTCTTGCCATTTCTGCCGGGGATCGACTTTTTTCTTCCTCATTATACCATTTAGATCTTATCTTCCAACCACCAGTAGCTTTAACCTGTTCTACATATCTGGTTTTACCTTTATCTGGGTGGTCCCACCACATTAACGGAAACACTATAATTGTACCATCATTCTTCCATTTACTATATTCAGTTCCGGGACCAGAAACAGTAGAATTAACTATACGCATAAGAGCCGCGTCACGTGTAGCACTACGCATAAGTTTGCCATTTCTAACTTTGGAAAACTCATCAAGTAATGCCACTAATCGCCTATCACCTGATGCCGCATGTTCAGTAGTAGATTCACCATCAATACAACTTCCATTAAGTTCATTCATTAAGTGCATCTTGGTACGATTTTTCTGACCGTGCAAACAATGCGGGGGTAACATCCATTTAGGCAACCATTGGTTAATATAATCATGTTTCTGAAATAATGCTTTCATATTCCCGGCCATATCTACGTATGGTTCAGTTCTCGATAATTCAAGAAGTTGTGAACCAGGCCTGAACAACCATAACCAATGTAAAAAGATAGTACACATCCAACTTGCACCCATATCACGCGATTTATTAATCAGGATGTCTTTAGCATTAGCAAGATGCCAAACAAGTCGCTCAAATAAAATATCTTGTATTTCCCAAGAGATAAATGGTTGATGTACGACATCAGAAACATAACGCATACCAGTATCAGGATTAACATCAAACTGATGAAAAGTCCAGATAAAAGCATTCACCCAATAAAGAAGAGATTCCGAACAAGCAGTCATCAAATCCTGTTGCATCCCTTTATCATCTTCTGCTGCGTGTAATACTTTAGATCGGTAATCCAAATTTTTATCCAGTAACTTAGGCACTTCAAGACCAGTAAATTCACATTTCCACAATGGTCGTATATTCGGGAATGGTTCCGAAAGTTTGGGCCTAAGTTGTTGTTCTACTTCTGTCAACATTATTTAATCTTTAGTGAACTCTTTTTAGCTATTGCATTAAGTTGTGATTTACCCTGTTCAGTCACTTTATCTGCAACTGATGGTTTACTATCATCTTCCTTTATTCCTATAGTAGCAGGTTTCCCCTCCACACGATCAATAACCTCTTTAATAAGGTTTCTATCAGATGAATGCACAATTTCTCTCGTTCCAGTTTTAATACCGAGTTCATTATATGAATCTATAGTTTCTGTATAACCAAGAGCAGATGCTACCATCTGTCGAGCAAGAGCCTCACCTTTAGTGATGAGAACTTCCTTACCCTTTATCGTAGTCCGAACATCCTTCTCCTTGAGAATTTTATTGAGGTGCCCGGTTAATAGTTTCGATACCTTATCTTTTTTTGCCATGCCGTTTGGTATAATTGCTTATGTCTTTTTTGGTGGGAAGATTCTTTCTTTTGGTTTCTGCAAATTCCTTCAACTGTTGCTCAGTCATTTTTGTTTTTGTTTTCTTCCCTGCCCGTTTACGAGCTAATTCTGCTCCAAAAAACATTTGTTGTTTTTTACTAACCGCCGGAATGATTTTATCCTACCTTTCTTATTATATTTTTTTTATGAAAATCTTTTTTATATTCTGCCCTCACTGCTGGCATTATTCCACCTTATCCATATTTATTTTTGCTAATGCTTCACGCATAACGATCTCTACAAGTTTGGCCGGGGTCACAATACTGAAATTGTCCCATTCATATATACCACCGATCAGGATACCAATACATTCACCATCCATATCCACAACTGGTGAACCACTATTACCCGGATATGAAGCTGCATCAACATGTATAACTAATTTAGTACCAAAAAACAACTCATCTCGATTAGGTAACGATACCACACC